TAAATAACGGCGTGACTGCATTCTGTTGCATTACCACGCGGATAACACCACCAAATTTCACCCCAACGAGGAATCTTTACTGCAAAAACTTTTTGGCGTTGAGCGTAGTTTAAATTGTCATAGAACCAGTTTAAGTTCAGGCTGTTTGGAACTTCACGTACCACACCGTTAAACATCAAGAAACGGTCTACACCACACCAAAAATAAATGCCGTCATACTCAACAACGCTTTTTGCAGACAGAATGCTGGACTGCGAGGTAATGGTGTCAAATTGAAAAACCGCAGGTCCACCTACGTATGTGGCACGAACAACCGAATCCAATGACCAGAAAAGTCCAGCAGGCGCATTACCGGCACCGGCTCTAAGCGGCAAACCTTTTACAATCTTTTGACTTGTAACACGGGCAGCACCTGAGTCACCGCCGCTCCAGTCGTCCGTATATCCGGCTCTACTCCACTGAACAAAGCCGTCCGAACCATAAGCAAACACATAAGGAGCTAACGCTACAATTCCGCCAGAAACGGTAACCGCCGAAACAAGATCAAGCGGAGCCGTTCCGTTATCGTAGCCTCGGTACAAAGAACCATTGGCATCGGATGAGATGTCTTCTATGTCTCGCGCTACATGCGCCAAAATTTCATTTTGGTTTGTTGTGGTGTTATACGCTACATCAAATCCCCAGTTAGCATTAATGTTGCTTATATATCCGCCATTGGTGCGGTTATCAACAATGCTGCTACTGCCGTTTTGACTTAAGCGAAAACGGAATACACCGTCAGATGTACCGATGTGTACATACGTATAACCATTGTGATTGTGAATGTGCATGCCACGGGCAATGCCATCCAAGCGATCCTGTAGCGCACGAAACCCGCCAATCTTACGAGGCAGTCCACGTTGAAAACGAACCCACTGTCCGTCAACATAGTTACTACCTTCAAACTTCGTTCCGTCCCGCTTGATACCGGGTTCAGAGCGAACGATGATCGGCTGAAGAGGCATTAGTACGTGCCACCCTTAATTGGGTCTAAATCCAAGGCAACCTGAGCGGCAGCGGCGTTTACCGCTGTAAATACGGCGTTACCTACAGTCGTTGCGCCAAGATTAGTTCTTGCGCCAGAAGCCGTTGTCGCCCCGGTACCGCCTTGAGCAACAGAAAGCGGAATACCAATAGTTGATGTGTCCGCATCTACAACGTCAGTTCCGTCGCAATACAAGATCGCTCTTGCGTTTTGAGAAACCGTTACACCCGGAGAAGCCTGTCCTGCAGTGCGAATTCCAAGGGTATAAGAGCCTGAAGTCTGGTTACTTATCCAGTACTGCTGAGTTGTCGTCGGGACAATAACATCACGATTACCAGTTAGTGTTCCGGTAAATATGTATGCTGTTTTGTTAAGTTCAGCAATGGAAAGCGTGTAATTGCCACTGCCAGAAATATCAATCTGAAGTACGCTAAAGGCATAAATCGCAGATTGACCAAAGCCAATCGTCCAAAACTCTATGCCATCGGTAATCAGAATGCACGAATCACCGGGCGAAAGAACAAGCGTTGTAGCGCCATTAATTAGTTCAGAGCTATTTGGATTAATCGTAAGGTCGCCCGTTCCACCATTACGAACCTGCAAGAACCAATCGTTCCCTAGCGTTGGCGCTGCCGTCAAAGAGAGCGTACCCGCGCCGCCTGTCCACACATACGCTTTTGCGCGATCACTTACACCGGCTGTGTAATTCCCGCTAAAGGACGATACCGGCATTGATTGGTTAAGCGTTGTTGAAATCGCTTTAAGACCCAACCCAGCAAGCGCCGCTGCGTTCGCTGCCGAAGCCGATGCACCATATTGGAACGACCGCCAAGTGCCCGACTGCGTGCTGTTGTCCGTCAGGTAAATCTGAAACGTGCTGCCCGAAGTCGGTGCGCAAATCTGCACGCCCGTGCTGGTCTTGACCGTAAAGGTGTTAGAGCCAACGTTATTGAATAACACCGTTTGCCCGTTGCTGCCATCGCGAGCATCCGGCATCGTGATGACAAGGCTCGTCGTAGTCGGATTAACATCCATAATGGATGCCACGACATCATTTGACGGCGCGGTTTCTAACGGCCAGTCCAATACCTGATCAATCGTCAGGGACACATAACGGTACGAGACATCGCTTGGATAGATGTTCGTTCCGCCGAAAGTTTGAGTAAAAGTGGGCACTGTTAAGCCTCCCGACGATTCGTAGTCCGGTCAACAATCTTCTGCAAGTCTTCGCCATTCAACGCCGCCAAAGCGCGGTCGTAGTAGGACTGCCACAACTGCACTCGCTCATCGTCTTTAACAAATGGAGTTGCTTCAACAAGGCATCCATACAACAACAAGTTTGGCGCGTACTCCGACAGCCAGTTGGTTTGATTGGCGTCATCCAACAGCGGCGGGAGTTCGTAATACAGAATCTCTACCGGGTACGCCGCATTGGGCGTCGGGGCAAAGATCCAGTAGTTGTAATTGTAATCTGAGTAAAACTTTGGCCGGTCGGTTTCAGTTTCGTTGGGCCAATACTCACGCAGATATTCATACGATCTGGGGTAAATCTGAACCCGAGTATTGTTACCCGTTCCGGTGCCGATGTTGATGCTGATGGTATCGCGCCACCGATCCGGCTTGACGTACACGGCAACGTCAGACTGCATGGTCATCGTAACCACATTTTGAAAGCCTTGAATCTTTAGCTCACGCGCAATCCGCCGCTCAGCCAGCGTAATGAGACGCGGAATCTGTTCAAAAACAATCGGGTCGGTCGCTCCACCGCGTTCAAGGTAGTTGCGGATGTCCGACTGCAAACTGGTAAAGGTCATTGCGGCTGGCATCGTTACACCGTTCTTTGAAAGTGTGGGACATCTTTAAAGGACTTCCAGTTGCCGCCCCATTGATTCTTGGGGTTCAGGCTTTCCCAGTAGTCACCTACCGGCCTTAGCGCAGCAACGTTATACGTCAACTTGCCGTCTTTAAAGAAATTTAAATCAATTGCGCAGCGTTTCAGATGAATGCTGTTCATGGTCTTACTACGACCGGCACGAACATGAATCTGTTGCTGCTCTGGAGTACGGTACAACTCGCCACCCGTCACCACAAAACCGAGTTCCGTCGCCTTATTAACCAACTTGGCAACGTCTAGAAGAAACGCAGCTTGCTCAGCAACAAGACTCATTTGAGCGCCTCCTTGAGTTGATCTGCCTTGTCCTTACTACCCTGCGAGGAGCCGAAGTAGTACGAGACGATCTGTGTGGAGATCGCAGACAAGACCCCGAGAATGTAGATCAGAATATCTTTACGGCTGGACTCAACCGGAGTGTTGTCGAACATCACAACACCAAACAGCATAAAGGTTAGCAGCAAAATGGAAAGGGCAAGGACAGGAGTGACAATCTTGTTGAGCAGCGGCGCTTTGTCCGAGGTGGCGATTGCTGCTTCACGATCCCGCGCCGAGTCTACGTCCTTAAGATAAAGATCGGTCTTTGCCAAGTCTAACTTGTCCTCTTCAATCCGCAGCCGCATGAGTTCTTCCTCATGTTCCATCTGCGCGATCTGAATCTTGGCCAAATCTTCAGAGGACATGTCCGGCTTTAACTCAACGCCAAGTTTATTCTCAACCCATTGCTTGCCCTTCGCGGAAACGGCGTTTGCCACGAGATTTAAACCGTTCGCAAGGAGCGGCTTTATCAAAGGCAGGAGTGCAGCAGGGAGGGGCATCGGTTACTCCTTATCCGCCTTGGCATCAAGCTTGTCATTAATGCGGTTCAGCATCGCTTTGATTTCTTCAATGTCAGCGCGGTAATCCACGCGGGTCACGTAGGTCAACGGCATCGCACGAACGTCCTTGTCCAGACGCTCAATGGAACGAGAGATGTTATTCAGAATCCAACCGCCGAATACGCCAGCTAGACCCACAATGATGTTGAATAGAATCTGCCCGTCTTCCATCACACACTCCGTAGCACAATTGACACCAACCAACTAATCACGGCTCCCGCCGATAACCACAACAACTTCTCAATCCAATCAACCCGTTTCTCAAGACCTCGGACCCTTGCCTCAACCGCTTTGATCTTGTGACCGTAGTCGGTCTTAATCAGGCGTAGGTCTTTTGTCTCGACCGTCATTTCTGTAACTTCTTAACCACAGCCAAGTTCCGATCTACCACGTACAAATACACCGCGCAGAGCAGTCCCGTAACAAAGTAATTATCCAACCACCACAGCGCCCAGACTCCGAGTAACTTGACCGCCACCATCGTGGCTAAGGGGTCAAACCGCTCAAACAACTTCGCCAATATCGGATTGACTTCACGGCCTCCCAACTTCAACGCGGTCAACGTGGACCATATATCGAGGCCCTGAAGTCCAATGAAGATGAAGAGGAACGCCGTGTTCATTGGGTTGCCCCTACTGCTTGGTCTCTTCGCTTGGCTTCGGCTGATCCGTTGGGATTTGGGCCTCCACCTGCGCCTTCAGTTTCTGCCAGAGCGGGAACCCGCCTTGACTCGTCGGGAGGCTACCCAGCAGATTCACGATGGCGACGGCTTCTTCAAGCGTCATTTCTAACTTTGCTTCGGACATTACTTACTCCTAATTAACCGCAATACAACACAGTCGGGACACAGTACGAACCATCAGCGTATTGGTGCGTCTTAACCGTACTCGTAACCTTACCAATGGTGCTGCTGCGAATGATGTCATCCGCTTGGACGCGCGCCGTGCCGTCGCCGTTGGATTCAAGCAAGTCTCCCTCCTGCACCGTGACGCTGCCATTGACGCGGCAGATAAACGCACCGACCGCCGTGACGTACATATCGTTGGTCGTCGTCCAGTCGTTGTCCCACGCCATAAACACGCCATAGACCTTTTTGCTGCCAGCGGTGTCGCTGACCTTGGACTTTGGCAGTCGCTCGTTATTTTCACCCGGCCATACGCAGAGTTCGTTAATAGACTCCATCACCGTGCCGCGAAGAATGTCCGGCTTGCTGCCGTCTTGCAGTTGCGACCAGTGCGAACCTGCGAAAGCGTTGTAGGAGACTGTGTTGCCAGAAACGGATATAGAGCCTTCCGACGCTCCGTCTTGTTGAAAATCAATTAAAGTTCCGTCGTTAGTATCTCTGCGAATTTCAGCGGGAGTATTGCTGCTTCTGCGAACCGCTAAAAATCCAGCGGCAGCGGTAACAGAATCCGCAGCATAAGCCGATGTTGCACCTACAACCCATTCCCCCCCGCTCGTGATGGTGGCGCGTTGGGTGTCGCCATCTGCCCCGTCGTTTCCAAAGCACAAGGCACCGGATGAGTTTTCCCAAATTGCCGCAGCGCCAGCGCCTTCGTAGACGAACTGAATTCCAGAGCCGTAAGTAGCGGTTCCTTGGCTAATTTGAATGCGGTAATTGTTTGCGTCAGATGTCGTGCGGCCAATTAAAAGACGACCGCCACTATCCAGCGTCATCGCCTGCGTGAACGAGATGGTGTTGCCTGCGGTGCCGGAGGCTGCTTGGTTAAAAGTAAACGCTCCATCTGTTTGTTGCGCCAAATAACTAGCGCTAGATGTGTTTAGATATACAAAGTTGCTTCCGTCAAAATAGGTGTTATTTGATAAAAACAGCGTTCCAGCGCCAGTAGCCGAAGCCCATAAAGCGCCGCTGCCACCGACTTGCAAAGCGCGGCGGGTAGACTGCCACGCACTCGGCGTTACGCCCAGACCGAGGTTGCCGGAGGAGTCAATTACTAATCTATTGACGCTGTTTGTTACGTCACGGATTGCAAATCCATCATTAGCAACGCCCGGAATTTGACTGTTAATGCTGTACGCAATGTTAGACGCGGTTTGCAACTTGATTGCAGCAGTTCCGGCAGCAGAATAAACATCTAACTTTTCCGCGGGCGAACTCGTCCCGATGCCGAGGTTGCCGGTGTCGGTGATTCGCATACGCTCACTAGCAGATGTCGCTCCTGTTGCAAAAACAATGGGAGTTGCCGTTGAACTTCTCGGTTGCAGAATCAATGTGCCGTTTGTATAACCAGTAAAACCTGATGCCCAGCCAATTGCAGCATTTGCGCTATTGGACAAAAACCCAGACATCTCTCCAATTTCAAGGGCATTTAGTAACGAATTGCCATTTACATGTAACTTATACGCAGGCGAACTCGTCCCGATGCCGAGGTTGCCGGAGGAGTCAAACCTTGCCGCTTCTACCCCGTTAGGTAAAAACCGAATTGGAGTGGCAGCGGCTGTTGAAATTTGTGCGCCGTTAACATTTGCAGACGCTTTAAAGTCGTACCAACCGGAACTGTTCTGGATATTACCGATAATGGTTCCGCTGCCGTTCCTTTGCGTTACATCTCCATTAACATCTAATTTCGTCGCAGGCGAACTCGTCCCGATGCCGAGGCCCGTGGAGGTGAGGCGCATGCCTTCGGTGCCGTTTCCTGCCTCAAAAGCAATGTACGACGTAGGCGAATTACGCAGCATTTGGATAGTTGCGGTTCCATCGCCATTGCTAAGCACTACACCGCCGCCGGTAGATTTACCAGCGAAATACGTATAATCGTTTGAGGTTAGTCGGAACATTCCTCCATTTGCAGGAGCAGAGGCAACCGTCCCGTCAATTACAAATCGCCCATTAACGCCTAAGTTTGTTCCGTCAAATGTGATTGCACTCCCACTCGTCGCCACCTTCGACCCGTTCAGATACAGCACGCCGTTGGCGGTGCCGCCCGTCAGAGTCAGCGCACTGCTAATCGTGGCGGAGGTAGAGGTCAGATTCGTAATCGTTGCCGATCCGAACGTAGCATTGCTGAGCGAAAGACTGCTGATGGTCAAGCTGCTGATACGAGCAACCGTAGCCGACAGATCCGACACCGTAGCCGTCGTAGCAATCAGATTCGTAATTGTTGCGCTGCCCGCACGAAGCACCGTAGCCGAAACGTCCGCACAGGTTAGACTGGCCGGATTTGTACCCAGCTCCACGACCTGACTGCCGGAGGTAATCGTAAAGAGCCGCTTATCTGCGGTATTAACCGCAAGCTCCGCACCGCCTGCCGCGTTGGTCAGATTAGCCGTTGCCGGGATTGCGCCCGGGGTATCACTCTTTTTCGTCAGAATAGTAGGCATTAGTATGCTCCCCCGCTCAGGGTTCCTGTGGCATTAGCCAGATCCAAATAATAACTTCCCGTTTGCCCATCCAGCAAATCAGCATTCAGGTTGGTGACCAGCGTCGTCGAACTAATCACAAGGCTTCCCAAGGACAGATTCGTAATAGACGAACTGCCGTACGACAGCGTGGTTCCCGAAAGGGTCGTAATCGCAGCCGAGGTAGAAGTCAGCGTCGTAATTGTAGCGGACGTAAAGGTCGCATTGGCGAGCGACAGGCTCGATACCGTCAGGCTCGTAACCGACAAATTGGTAATCGCCGCCGAGGTCGAAGCCAGTGTGGTGACCGTGCCGCTGGTTGCCGTCAGATTAGTCGCCGTCAGCGACCCGCTCGACAGGGTGGTAATGTCCGCACTGCCGTACTGGAGTGACGTACCCGAAACGGTCGTAATAGCCGCGCTCGTGCTGGTTAGCGTCGTAATGGTTGCGCTGGTAAAGGTCGCGTTAGCAAGAGACAGGCTGCTGACGGTCAGGCTCGTAACAGACAGGTTAGTGACCGCTGCCGAGGTCGCCGCCAAGGTCGTAACCGTACCGCTCGTGGCCGTAAGATTCGTCGCCGTAAACGACCCGCTGGAAAGCGTCGTAATACCCGCACTAGCCGCGCTCAGCGTCGTCAGACTAGCCGAGCCGTAGCCCAAGGTCGTGCCCGTAATGGTCGGGGCGTTGAGCGTCGTAATCGTGGCCGAGCCGCCCGTCAGCGTCGTAATGCTGGCCGAGATCGCGGTCAGATTCGTAACCGTGGACGAAGTGAACGTAAAGTTGTCAATCGTGGCGCTGGTTGCGCGGAAGTTGTTAACCGTCCAACTGTCCCCAGTTAGCGTCGTAACGTTACCGCTCGTTGCGCCAATCGTTGTGATTTGTGCGCTAGACCCGCTAAGCGTCGTGATACCCGCACTGCCAATGCTTGCCGTCGTGATGCTGGCAGATTGGACCCCCAACTGACTAATGCTGGCACTGGTTGCCGATAGCCGAGTAACCGTAGCCGACGTAAAGGTAAAGTTATCAATCGTCGCGCTAGTCGCCTTGAGATTGGTAACCGTTGCACTCGTCGCCGTCAGATTCGTAATCGAGCTGCTGGTCGCTACGAGCGTGGTAACCGTGACGCTGCCACCCGAGATGGTGACATCATTGGCATTCTGAGTCGCAATCGTGCCAAGACCCAAGTTAGTCCGTGCACCCGAAGCCGTGCCTGCTCCCGTACCGCCATGGGTAACAGCAAGCGTTCCAGACATCGTAATCGTGCCAACGGTAGTAACCGGACCACCCGTAAACGCCAGCCCACTCACCGTGCTACTGACATCAACGCTTGTAACCGTGCCCTGACCCGTCAGCGTTCGCCAAGTCGGTGCGCCGGTTCCGTTGGACGACAACACCTGATCCTGTGAGCCTTGGTTGCTCAGCGCAAAGTTCGTGCCATCGCTGTACACCACAGCACCAGCTACAGGAGATATTGCCGACCCCGTTCCGCCGCGACCTAAGGGCAATACGCCCGTTGTCTTAGCCGTATCCGAAAGATCTACCGCCGGGTGAACGTGATCGCCACGCGCAATCTTTGATGACGTACCCACCGAAGCCACGCCGCCAGCAACCGGAGCCACCGTGGCATAGTCAATTGAAAACGAAATATCCTGCGCAAGATTACCGCCGCCAATGATTCCGCTGCCTGCGGTGACTTGACGCGAATCCGGAACCAATCCAGCTTGTGCAATAGATACCGTCGAAATGCTGGTTACGCGGCCCTTGTTGCTAACCGTAATGACCGGCACCAATTGCGCCGTACCATACGTACCTGCTGCAACACCCGTTGTATCAAGTTGCGTATCACCGATGCCGCCGTTAGCTACAGCAATCGTGATGTCGTGCGAGAGCGTACCGCCGCCCGTCAATCCAGTTCCCGCATTAATCGCACGCGACGGCGGAACCGTCAGATTCTGATTGATCTGACTAAACTGAACCTTATAGGTCGTGCCCGCAATAACAATTGGAAAATAACCAGCCGGGTCCGCAACCGGAGCTTCCGGAAGGGATGTTATGCGGGCGGGGATGAGGTTGCTGGGTACCGTAGCCATCAGGGCACCTGCTGCGGTTCAAGGTATTCATCACCTTGTTCGTCAATCAAGAACGTGTTGCCGTCTTCACTAATGACACCATACGGTGCACTCGTAAGCGGCGCATCCGGACGAACAAAAGGCAGCGTAATTCGCTCAGTCTGACGAGCGGGCAAACGATAAGGGTCGAGTTGATCAGTGCATCCTTCGCAAACGCGCAATCCGGGAGCATTAGGATCTGGTCCAAGTGCCCCTAATGGATATTTGATTTTGCAGCGGTCACAACAACCAATTGCCGCGTAAGTTAATCCGCGAGTGTCAAGAAAGAGAGGCATTTTTACTCTCCTTCATTTTACAATTTTCAAAGTGATACCGCTTCATAGCGTTGCTATGTCTCTTTGTCAAACCGCACCAAGGGCATGTAGCAACAGGCTTAGAAAGCTGTATTTTTGAAAGCTTATCTTTTATCCACTGCGGCATTTTTTTTCTTGCGGACGGATTTGGCTTCCCAAGTCTTAAAAGAGATATTTTTCTCTTTGTTTCCTCAGAATGTTTTTTTCCTAAAAAAGTCCCGGGCTTGCCAATATTTGCAAGTCTAAGTTTTGCTTTAGTTTCATCAGATCTTGGCTTTCCAAGCTTTGCAATTCTTTGCTTTTGCTTGGTTTCTTCTTTGTGTTTGTAACCAGACAAGCCTTCTCCGCCATCTGTAAAGTTTGCGAGTTTTACTTGCATTCTTTTAAAACACTTGATCAAACCTATCTCAAGGTCTTTAGCAATTTGTTCACTAGAACAATAAATTTTTCCAATTAAAAGATTTTCTTTTCCATATTTGGAAACGATGTTTTTGTGATAAAAAGTTCTATGAGAAAAATCTTTGTAACGATCTCCTTTGCCTTTACCAATGTAAAAAACGCCATTGGCGTCAACAGTTGTTGGCCTTGCGTGAATGTAAGTGTAAAAATTTTCCTTAATGTTCATTTCGTATACGGCGCAATCATCGGTGCCCAGTAAATCGGAGAATTATCACGCTCTTCGTTCTCTGCCTGAGCCAGCGCCTTATCCGCCTTCGCTTCCAAGATTGGCATCAATTGCGCATCCACTTCCGGAGTCTCTTCCGCAAGCTTGCTCGCCAGCAACGCAACAATCGCATCAAACCAACGCTGCGGAACTTCTAGTTCT